CAAGATCGACGTTTTCGCCGTTGCTTTGACCAATCGTGGTGTGCGTGGTCACCTTGGGGCGACGGAATACTTTGCCGCCTCCTGGCATGGCGCGAACACCCATGGCCGTAACCAATGGCCTGTAATTTGGCAAGAAGTTGTTGTACACCGGGCCGAGGATTGGCTCTGGCAAGATGCCAGGTGTGTCGGTGGTGACGACATCAGGTGCAGCTGCGCGGATGCGCGCGTGGAATTCTGATGCTTCTGATCCACCAGCCAAAACTTTGACGAGCCATTCGCCAATGCTTGGCATTGCAAATGGTTTGCGTGGTTCAGCAAACAGCATTTGTGGTGCTGGTGCTGGCGCTGGTACTTCTACTGATGCTTCGACCTTGTCGGACATTTGAGTTGTCTCCTCTTGCTGTGGTTCGGTCGCTGCAACCTCTGTAATGGTAGCACCCTTAAACGCTGGTGCAGTCACTAACGACAACTCTACCCAATCGGCCTTCGCAATTACCATGGTGCCTTGATCGTCGTAGGTTGCGTCAATTACGTCAACGCCAACGCTGACTGCGTCAACTGCTTCGTCTTTGATTAGTTCAAGCATGTCGTTGCCCTCACTTGTGGCGCTTAAACGTGCTGTAAATACCATGCCTTCGCTGGAGTCAATGCGGCCTGTGACCACGCCGACTGGCTGTTCGGCATTGTGATATTTGAGCAGTTTTGGCTTCTTGCCAGTGATTGGCAGGCTGCCGCGCTGGAATTTGACGCGCGTACCGTCGCTGACCGTGGCTTCAACATCCCAGGGCACTGCGATGCCTGAAATGGTGCGTGGCGATTCGCCATCCTCGGCCAAAACAAATGTGTCTGTTGAAGTTAAGCGAATCATGCTGTCTCCGTTTCTGGTGTTGATGGTAGCGACTGGCCCGATGCAGCGTTGTCCGGGCCAGCCGCGTCCTCGTATTCCCCCAGGTATGTTTCAACGTCAAGATAGATGTAACGACCGCGTGGTGTCACATTGTTCATGCTCAACGTCTGCTCGATGCACTCAACGAATGGCTTAGCGCCGAACAAATACAAATCTTGGCGTGCTTGTTGCGCATTGGCGTAGGTCATGCCGCCACCAGTTGGTGCACCTACTAGGTATGGCGGAATATTTGCAACGCGCGCCATTTCTAATGCCTGGTAGGTGCGAGCTTCAGTTAACTGCAATTTGGATGGATCCATGTAGGACTCTTTCCAATGCACGTACTGGTTCAATGCAGCGATTGCGTTGTTGTTGCGTGCAGCAGCGAAGCCGGCAGCAAGTTCTGACAATTCTTCACCGCTAAGCGGCTCACCTTCCATCTGCTGCAATACCCCGGCTGGCGTTTGATTCTTGGCGAACCTTTCAGCGCTGGTGTCAAGGTTGATGTTGGTGCGAATTGATCGAGCGCCCATTGTGAGCAAGCCTTGGATGGGGCTTAGGAATTGCACTACATCATTTGGGTCTAGTCGGTAGCCGTTGAAATACACTTCTTTGCTTGGGCCGAACCATTGTGGGCCTGCCTGGTCACGTGTCTGCACGTTGTCGGCTGGAATCCAAGTGAACGTCGAGGGAAAGCCATTTCCAAATCTTGATGTCACTATCCAGAAGGCCCGACCGTAAAACAGGAGATCATCGGTAGTCCACGACATGATGAAATTGCGTGTGACGTTGGGATCTGGCTGATGGACCCAGGTGTCATCGGGAATAGGCAAATCTTCGTATGAGTCACCGACCCATTGTTTGCCGTATTGGTGAATGTCCAAGCAACTGACCATTGAGCAAATCAAATCGCGTGCGCGGCTGATAGTCGGTATCTGAATTGCGGCCGACCTGTTGAAGTCGGTGGTGTAGGTCATGAAATTGCCGACAAGTGGATTGCCGGCAGCACCTGCTGCACCTATTTGTGCGTTGGGATTGTTTGCGACAGCGCGCTTCAGACTAAATGCCATGGTGGTGTCAGTCTAGGCACTCGATGCAATCATTGGCCTGTTAATCATCGGTCGTGGTCGGCTCATAATTCCAACAGCCCACACTAAGCAACGCGCCAACTCAATCGGCCCACTTGATTTCTGTGATGACAACGCAATTGCGCCTGGTGTCTTAACTGCGACAGCGCGACCGACATGTTCAGCAAGCATTGTTTCGCCGGTGTGCGCAACGCGGCCTTCGTTAATAAGTTGTTTGACCATGCTGGTGTACCGACCGATTTCTTGATAGCCGACAATGACACGCTTGCGCTGTAGATCGGTGGGGCAGTTGGTGTCCAGGGTTGGTGTGATTGCAACTACAAGCCCTGGGTTGCTAGTCAATTCGTGGCGAATTTTATCCCATACCTGTGTCATGGTTTCGCACATGAACGCAACAGTCACAGTGAGTATCCCAGCAGAGTTCGCGTTGCAACGTACTGCCACGTACCGGCCATCGTCGAGCGACACTTCTACTGCCAGCACTCCGCCAGGCTTTGGTGGCAATTCGGTACGACAAGATTCCCATCGCCCAGGTGGCAGCCAGGAGAGTTCGCTTTGCACCCATAGGTTGACACTAGAGCGCAAGAAGCCTGCCCTGTTTGGCCCTTTTGACTCTTGTTCTACGGTACGAATATCAATCGTGTGTCCAAGTGCAGGGTTGGCGTATTCCCAAGCTGCTTCGCTCATCGGATCCATGTCTGGTGGTGGCGAGTATTCAGCCAGGTACACACCAGCCGATTTACCCTCATCAATAGACCTAATGCCTTGCTCACGCCACCTCAGCATGGCAATACTTTCCTCGGTGCCAGCTGTTGACCACATCGAGCACAGCGGATTAGGTCGGGCACGTTGAGTAGGCAGGAGGCCGATATCCAATGTTTCAGAATCAATGCCGAACACCTCGTCAGCAACGATCAGATCTACTGACATGCCGTGACCGGATGATGGCCTGGCTGCTTTAACGAACCAACGCGAGTCACCGACCTTAATGTTGTTGCGACCGTAAGCCCACACTGCTTTGACACCGAATTTTGCTTCAATAACTGGCGCTAAATCTTGGAACAGTGACGTAGCCAAATCCAATCGGTGCGCAGTAGTCAGAATCGTTTGAGGCCCAGCAATCAAGGGATACTCGGTAAGCCACCAACCAAGCAACGCTTTGAGGCTTACTGTTTTACCGTTTTGTCGAGCGACACTAACCAACGAGACATGGTTGAGCCATCGGCCATCAGCGTCGTATGAGAGTTGATTGTTAAGAACATGCCGTTGCCAGGGCATGAGCTCCACACCGAGTATTCGCTCAGCCCAGTCTGCGACAGCAGGCCCATGCGTGCCGGCCGCATCCTCGATGATCGTTTCAATTCGCGGCAAGTCATGACCTTTTCCTTTTCGTTCAACGGACATCCTTTGGGATAAATACAAAGC